AGCCTATCGGGCACTCACCCTACTCTCCACACTCTCACCGTTCGCACACTCTCCGCACGGTTTGACCCGCACTCTGCCCACGGGGTAGTTGTTTATAGTTAGTTTATCACCTTTCTGGGAAACTGTCAAAACCGCTTTTTACCAAGGCTTTTGCTTGAAAACGGACTCAGAGTTGCGTGATTCTCGACCATCGCTTTTAGCCTCAACCTGGACTGTCAGAAAGTTGGCTGCTGGGGCTATCAAAAGTGGTGTCAGCTGGGTTCAGTGGTGGGCTGTCTTAGAGATGTTTTTTATCTAAGTGAGAAGCACCAGGGCTGACTCGAAGTTAGGGCTGACGATCCCTCGACTACATCTACCGCCATAGCCAGATAGATAATAAGACTGCTTTGCAGCAGTATTTATTTACACCTATTCCCGCATTTCCCTCAACTCAAAAGAGTCTGCAATCCAGACCGCACAGCGCAAGGCCCGTCTGTGGCTGGTGAGCCTCGACATTTCCCCAAACCACAAGTCCAACATGTTTCAGGGTGCGCTAACCGAATGACGCTCTAACCGCCTAGCTACGGACTCAGTGTTCCGTGAGGATTCTCACCTGCAACCGCTAACTCACCTGGCGGATAAGGGGCCGAAGCCAAAGTTAAATTGTAAGTACCCTACCATCATACACCATCAAGGGGCCCGAATGGTACACGCCGGTCAAAAATCTTTATGGTACCCTAGAAGCATGTGTTTAACTTGCGGCTGTGGCCAACCCTTTAACAAGCACGGCAAAAAGACCCTCGATACTGCTAACCAAAAGTACGCTGCCAAGCCGTTGATTCAGCCAAAAAAGAAAAAGAAAAAGAAGTAGGCAGTCGCTACCACCTGCTAAGGTGTCGGCGTACCAAGTTGGTACTAGGGAGAAAATCCCAAACAATCATCTGTCTGCCTCGACACTTGATAACTTTAGATACTGAACCCCCTGACTTCGGTTGGGGGGTTTAGTGTTTCTAGGCTACAGATTGAAGAGTTCCTAGGCTACAGATTGTGGTACCAGTTGGCCCAGAAATGCAGCACCCCGACTCATGTGGAAAGGTACACAAGTCGGGGTCTGCGGCTGGTGGGAAAAGGGGGAAAACCACCAGCACTCACTATACACTATACTTGGTGCCATGACGGTTATTGCGGCAATCATTTCGGACACCGAGTACGGCATAGCCGGAGACTCCGGTGCCTTTGATGGTTCGACAGCCTCAACGTTGGCTGATCCTAAAGTGTGGAAGTCCGGACCCTGGCTAGTGGGCGTTTGTGGCTCAATCAAGATTATGGAGATAGCTCGGACTGCGAAAGTGGGCGAACCCTACGCACTACGAGATGTCATAGCAAGAGAGATAGCCGGTCTTAACGTCGAACTCGGAGACTGGGAAGTTTTGACTACAAATGGCAAGGGGCTGTGGTCCATAGGTGACGACCTCAGCGTGTGCCACTACAAAGACAAATACATGGCAGTGGGCCAAGCCGACATCGCACTAGGCGCACTCTCGGCCCTTTACATGACCTCGGACTTCGGAGTGGGACCCATACTTCAGGCCACCCTTGCGGCCTCTGCTTTACATAACGTCTATGTGCAATCCCCCTATAAGATACTTACCCTACCTAAAAAATAAATTTTTTTTTTACGCTTCGCTGACAGGGGCTAGTCCGTGGTATCAAGTCTTTGATACCACTACGCACGGCGTCACGACACTAGTATTGCCCTATAACGAAAGGAACACCAATGCCACTCAAGAAGGGTAAATCCCAGAAGGCTGTAAGCGAGAACATCAAGACTGAGATGAAGGCAGGTAAGCCCCAGAAGCAAGCCATCGCCATCGCCCTCAACGTCGCAGGAAAGTCTCGTAAAAAGAAATGATTGAATTATTTAGTAGTAGCGACTTTGTAATACAAGCAGATGAGGAAGGTGTCTCGGTACGATCCGTCAAGGACAAGACCTTTACCATCGTTCCTTGGGAAAAGATTATGGACGCCCATGAGTATTGCTTCGACGCTGAGGAATGGGAATGAATGACTCCGCCGCTTTTATTATTGCGCTCAATGACATTAAGGAAATGCACCTTAAGAAGTCCAGGGACTATGGGCGACCCGACAAGCCGTTCGCTAATGTCCAAGCCTCAGAGGACTGGGGCATACCAGATTGGATTGGCACCCTCGTTCGTGCCAACGACAAGATTCGCCGTTTGCAGGCCGTAGCACAAGGTAGCAAGCTGGCGAATGAAGGCGTAGAGGACAGTCTTATAGACCTCGCCACCTACGCTGTGATAGCATTAACCCTATACCGTCAAGGAGACAAAAATGAAAATCAAGACCAACGTAGTGTCAGCCCACCTTACTGCCTTGTTTGCGGCGGCTTTCAGTGTCGTTGCACTAATTCACCCAGGCTTTAAGGAACCAGCAGTAGTTCAAGCTATTGCTACCTCACTGCCAGTCGTCGTTGCCGGAGCCATTGAGGCGTACCACCTTCTTACCCACCGTCAGTTGCAGGCCGCTTTGGCGACCATTGCCACAACCGCTAAGGTTGCCGAGAACGCCGTGACCCCAGTAGCAACGACAAATGGACCAACCGCCTAAACCGTTTGACATTGGTTTATCGCTACGCAAGTGGCTTGACCTTAACCTAGCTGGCTTTCTTACCACGCTCGATCTTGGACAAGACGATTCGTGGCAAATGCCAGTCATCGAGGACTTCGTTCTTGTAGTCGCAGTCAAGGACTACAAGGACGGGGGTTCCTCGGTATTCTCTATTACCCCAGGCGACTTACCACGGTACAGAACGCTTGGGCTTTTACATTCGGTAATCAACAGTGGCAATTAGCGCAATACAACGTAAGAAGTATTTTGAGGCTCGCTCGGCAGGCTTCTCTATTGCTGACTCTGCTCGTAAAGCCAAGATGTCCGAGTCCACCGGACACCGACTTGAGAAGGCAGTTAAAACCCTCAAGGAGTCTGATGACATTGACTCGTCAGCTCGTAACTATCGTGAACTAAAAGTAGAGGCAAAACTTGAAGGTCCACGCCCCTACGAGAAACTCAGCCCTGAAGCCCAACGTGCCCTAGAGGACTTCGGCTATTTCCGTCAGCGTTACTTTGGTCGTATCTCGACCCCGTGGCAGGAAGAGGCCGGTGTCACCCTAGTGGAATTGCTAGAGACGCCGGAAAAGGAATACGTGGTTATGAACATGCCACCTGGTTCCGGTAAGACTACCCTTATCCACGACCTCATCTGTTGGATTATCTGCCGTGACCGTGGAGTACGACTATTGCTCGGATCACACACCCAAAAGGTCGCCAACAACATGGCAGGCCGTATTCGTAAATCGCTAGAGCGTGTGGTGGTTGAGCCACCAGATAACGAACTGATTGCCCACGGACTCTCCACCGCCGCTGAGTCCACGATGGCACTGGACTATGGACGTTTTAAGCCAGTTGAGCGTGACCTCTGGACTAGAGAGCAATTCATTGTCGAACAGCCCGAAGAGCAGGGCGGCACCTCGGAAAAGGAACCTACCCTTTCCGCCTATGGGTATGACTCTGGCTACCTCGGTGGTCGCTTCGATGGTTGCTTCTGGGACGACGTTGTAACGGAAAAGAACACCCGTAGTGCCGACCTCAAAGAGAACCTCGAAAACGACTGGCAGGACATAGCCGAGTCACGCCTTGAGCCAAACGGCATGCTTGCCCTCATTGGACAGCGACTCGCCGCCGACGACCTATACCGCTTTGCCCTCGACATGGAAATGCCCCTTGAGGACGAAGAGGCCATGCTCGATGACGGCATGAGCGAGGAAGAGGTCGAGGCACTCCGCAAGGACAAGAAGTACCGCCACCTGCTTTACCGTGCCCACTACGAGGATCGGTGCAAACCAGAGAACCACAAGCGAACTGCCCCAGCCTACCCAGAGGGTTGCCTGCTTGACCCTCGACGCCTTGGCTGGCGTGAAATCTCAGCCCTGATTGCCAACCGTGGTCAGCGGTACCGAGTGGTGTACCAGCAAGAAGATACCGACCCTGACGAAGTATTGGTCAAGACCGAGTGGGTCTGGGGTCATGGGGAGAACCCTGGGTGCGTGGACAAGGACCGTGACCTATGGGAAATCCCTAGGGGTATTAGTGCTAGGGACTGCCTAGTGGTCGCCACGGCTGACCCTTCGCCTACCCAGTTCTGGTCTATTCAGTGCTGGCTGTATCACCCTGAGTCCCAGCAACGGTTCCTGCTTGACCACTTGCGTCAGCGCATGGAAGCCTCACGATTCCTTGACTACAACCTAAATGACGGTAGATACACCGGAGTTATGGAAGATTGGCAGAACCTGTCAGAGTCGCTCGGATTCCCAATTCAGTATTGGATTATTGAAAATAACGCCGCTCAGCGGTTCATGCTTCAGTACGATTACGTCAAACAATGGAAGATGTTGCGCTCGGTTGAAATCATTCCCCACAACACAAATGCTATTAACAAGCAGGACGAAACGCTTGGTGTTTCCGTGTTACAGCCACACTACCGCTTTGGTCGTGTAAGATTACCAGGTAAGGGCGAAGGCCGTATTCGCTCCATGAAGCTGATTGACGAGGTAACGAAGTACCCACATGGTACCCGTACCGATGACTGCGTAATGGCGCAGTGGTTTCTGGAGTGGAACATTCCGAACCTTTACATGCCTAAAACTACGCAAGCAACAGCGTGGCGACCCACATGGGTTAAAAAAGCCAACACTACATTGAGGTTATAAGTGGCCCTATCCGCAGACAACGAAAAAGCCGCAGCCCAAGTCGTCACCATGTATCAGGAACGACGCCGAGAGCGTGGCGGTCTGTTTGGTCGAATGGAAGAAATCCGCCGTCACTATAACGGCGACATCATTGTTCCCCTGCCGGAACTTGATGAGATGGAAAAGCCTGCGATTCCTAACCTGATTGCTCAGGGTATTGACCAGTTCGCTATGCGTGTGGCGTCAGTTATGCCTGACGTAAGTTACTTGCCAGTTCGCCCAGGTATTCAAGTATCGGAGAACAAGGCCCGTGACCGTCGCCTTGCCAACCTTGGTTGGTGGGACATGAACAAAATGCCGACCAAGCTCCGTCGCCGTGCTCGTCACTTGACCGCCTACGGTATGAGTGCCGTCACTATCTCACCTGTCTCGATCTATCACGATGACAAGCGCAACATGCCCCACTGGCGTGTACGCAACCCCCTTTCGACTTACCCTGCTCCAATGCTCGACCCAGACTCAATGGAGCCAGCAGACTGTATCTTTACTGACCGCCGCCCCCTTGGCTGGTTGAAGCAGAACTACCCACACCAGATGTCCATTTTGTACCGTGGCACCAAAGCCGACAGCGACATGTTCGAGGTGTTGGAATACATGGACAGCAACGAGACTGTCTTGATTGCCGTTGGTGCTGAGAAGCCTAAGTCCGACACTTACTCGGTTGAGACTGGCAAGGGAACTGCCTCGCACATCATCTTGGAGCGTATCCCTAACCGTGCTGAGATTTCCCCAGTGGTTATCGCTGGTCGTATTACCCTTGACCGTTTGCAGGGTCAGTTTGACCAAATGCTTGGTACCTATCAGCGCATGGCGAAACTTGACGCCCTTGACCTGATTGCCCGATTCCGTAACGTATTCCCCGATGAATGGGTTGTCTCAACAAGCAACAGCCCATCGAGCCCTCGTATTATTCAAGAGGCCAACGGTAAAGAAGGTATCCGTGGAATTGTGGACAAGGGACAAATGCAGGTTACACACCTGCAACCTGGCTCGACCACCGGCGAAGCACTCGACCGAATGGAAAGGGCACAACGCCTCACGGGCGGTATTCCTGCAGAGTTCGGTGGAGAGTCACCAACTAACGTTCGCACAGCACGGCGTGGAGAAATGGTTATGTCCAACACCGTGGACATGCCGATTCAGGAGTATCAGGAAATCTTTGCTAACTCGCTAGAGGCAGAAAACCGTCGAGCCATCAAGATTATGAAGTCATACTACGGCAACAAGCCGAGCATGTTCTTTATGGGTACTGACGGCAAGGTTGCTCACCCCGACTACACGCCAAACGAAGCCTTTGAGACTGACATGAACTACGTCAAGTATTCCATGCCAGGATCGGACGTGAACGGTATGGTCATCGCTATTGGTCAGCGTGTGGGTACCGGCATTATGTCTACCCAAACCGCCCGTGAAATGGACCCAGCCATCGAGGACCCAATCCGTGAGCGTGACCAAGTAGAAGTCGAGTCACTACGTCGAGCCATGCTTGCTGGTCTTGAACAGCAGGCTACGCAGGGAACACTTGACCCCTCGATTATTGCCGAGATTGCTCTGGCTAAGGCTGAGCGTCACGTCACCCTCGAAGCAGCGGTGAAAAAGATTCACGAAGAAATGCAAAAGAAGCAGGCCGACCAAGCCAACCAGATGTCGCAAATGCAACAGCAGGGTGGACCACAAGAGGCTACGCCAGAAATGCAACCTGGTCTAGCCGGTGCCGCAGCCCAAGCCGCAGGCGCACCAGTACCACCACCGACTGCCGGTGTGCAAGACTTGAGCAGTATGCTTGGTGCTCTACGCCGTCCTGCTCGTCAGACCACAGCGGAGCAGGGACTCCAAGCCCCACAAGGAGCTTAGTAAATGCCACGTTCAGGTAGAGGCGGTGCTCGTCAAGGCACACCAGGTCAGGCTTACGGAAACCGTACCGATCTCAACGCAAGCCTGCCAGTCCAGACTGTCACAGGTCAGGGCTATGGCGTAGCGGCTCAACAGCAAGCCGCCCAGCGAGCAATCCCAATGGCGTCGCAACCAGTACCAGGTGCCAGCGCACCAGTCGCACCAGGTCAGGGTCCAATCCCTCAGCCAGCCCAGCCACAGCCAACAACTATCAGCAGTCAGTTGCCACCTATGCAGATGTACCCTGGCGAATTGAAGTTTGCTCACCCTACCGAAGCACCCAACGAACCCGTTACTACCGGACTGCCTTTTGGCGAAGGAGCCGGACCTGAAGCCTTGGCGACCAACTTTGGTCCACCGCTATCCGATACCCTCGGTACTTTGGCTCGTTC